CTGATCGCTCCCGTTGCACCGGAACTGGGAGTGAAGCACCGTATCCTCATTCATTGTCACTTCACTGTTCAGCTCACCCGCCCACTTCTCGATTTCCTTCACAGAGCCGATGTCTTTGGTCGTGATCCTTTGGTCCTCATCGATCAGGAAAATTGTAAAACGCGACGCGCCAATGCACTCCTTGATCTGATTCTCGCCGTTCCAGTCGCCGTACATTTTGGAAACAAGCCGGTGCGCCTCATCAGCGTATGTCAAGATAGGTCTAACACTTTTTTCTGCCATATTTTCGATGGCAAAACATCCAATGTTTAAGCAGATGGCTCCAACTTAAATGCGGTCTCCAAGAACCCCCAAATCGCATCATAAAATTTTACTATGTCTCCGTTTTCAAGGTAAATCTGCTTATCTTCCTCTCGATACCCTATTTTGAACTTGTCAAATTTTTGAAAGTCTTTTTCTTTTACAACTCTCCCACCGTTATGAACTACCATGTTTCTGGCATCCCTAATTGCAGTGATATATTCCCAATTTCCCGATGCAAACCCATCAATATGAATTTCATCTTTAATATACTTAGCTGCTCGCTCTAATCCACTCCCCTTTATATCTTTCAGGTCTGTCGTTAATCCATCCATATCCTTATGAATCCGGCAAAACATATTTACGGCTTCCTCCAAAAGCGAAACAAGAACCAAAAGTAGCGAATACTGAACCTGTATATCCACTCTGCAGTTAAGAAGCGTTCCGCTGGTCATTGCTCGACACTGTGCTTCAAAATCGTCCGTCTCCATAGTTTTCTTAACGATTTCATGATAGTGCTCATTGATGGCATCAATGGCTATTCTATTAATGTCTATAACACTCCTAAATGGGAGGAAATCACAAGCTGCTAAATATAATGCCATGTCTCCCGGTTTAGACATATCATAGTTATCCATGCTTGGAAACTTAATATCGCTATCTATCACATCCATATCTATTTTCCTTCCCTCTTCACATAATGCAGCTCGATATCATACCCCAGAGCCTCCATCATCTGCACAAACGTATTATTCACCACCCCGTTCGGTTTCTTGATGACGCGGTTCACGTAGGACTTGGTGGTCTTGATCTGCTCAGCCACCGCTGCCTGTGTAGTCCCTTCTTCTATGCATTTTACTTTTACATCTATTTCAATATTGTTTCTTACCATATTCGCTCTTACCCTGTTCTCAATCAGTTTCACAAAACAGATAACTTATTGTACCATGAAATATGCGTTTTTTCAACGAAAAAAGAGCCGGTCAGATCACTCCAACCGACTCCAATCTCACTCCTGCATCATCCTCAGAACCTCATCTGAGAACTTCCAGCGTATCTCCACATGCCTTGGATCATAAACAACCACCTTATCAACCAACGCCTGCACAATCTTCTGATCAAGTTCCGTGGCTCCGGAAAACTTATCCAACGTCTCCAAAGCATCCTGCATGCCATCATCCTGTACAACCTCAGCCTCATGAAGCCTCTCTTCCAGCTCTGCTATCTCTGCATCAAGCCTCTCAGCCTTCCTTGTCAGATCAGCTCGCCTGCTCTGATATACGTCCTTATCCAAAGTACCAGCCATAAACTGATCAACATTGGCAAACCGCTCCGCGTCACATTTTTCTCTATCCTTCTGTAGCTTTGCCAGCTTCTTTACCAGCCTGGAATTGTCCCGATCCGCTTCCTGCTGCCTCTGGCGTACCTTTTTCTTTGCATCTTCCGCTGTACTCAGCAGGACTTTGATGGATTCCCAGACAACCTCATTGAGCACATCCTCCCGGATATATTCCTTACTGCAGCCACCATCTCCGACCTGAGCCTGCGAATGCGGGCATCCGAAATATCTATATGGTCTGCCTCTGATGATTCTATCCTTAAACGGCATCGCCCGACCACAAGTGCCGCATTTGACTTTCTTCCACAAAGGATAGCTCTTATCCGTCACCTGCTTTGTCTCACGGCGCTTACGAAAAATCTTCTGAGCCTCCATGAACTCTTCCTTTGTTACAATCCCCGGATGCTTACCCTCGACAATAATCTGTTCATCCTTTGGTATCGCTACGGAATGCTTCCAGCCAACACCGATACCTTCACGCCTATGTCCAACGACTGCTCCATAATACATTTCTTGTTTTAGAGTACGCCTGACTGAATTATGGTTCCAGCAGTCCAGTTCCGAAGTATTCTTAAACTTATTCTTCTCCGGATGCTTCCGCTGATAATATCGTGCCGGTGTCTCATACCCCTTTTCGTTGAGCATTCTGGCTATATCTGTGATTCTCATACCGCTTATCGCAGCTTCAAATATTTCTCTGACAATAGGTGCCGCTTCAGGATCAATCGTCAACTTATGATAATCCTCCGGATCTTTCATAAGCCCAAATGGCACATGACCGCCAATATATTCTCCGCGTTTCATCTTCGCACGTTTAGCTGTCGTGACCTTTACCGAAAGGTCTTTGCTGTAATAATCATATACGATATTCTTCATCACCACATCGAGTCCACCAGTGGTTCCCTTGTAGTCCAGACTATCGTAATGATCATTGATGGAAATGAACCGAACACCCAGGAACGGAAAAATACGCTCCAAGTAATCACCCAGCTCAATGTAATCACGGCCAAAACGGGAAAAGTCCTTCACAATGACACAGTTGATGGTTCCGCCCTTAATCTTTTCCAACAGTCGCTCAAATGAAGGCCGCTCGAAATTAGTGCCGCTGTATCCGTCATCAAAGAATTCGTACTGCTCGCATCCGGCAAGTTCAGGATCACCACTTATGAAATTCTGTATCAACGCTTTTTGGTGGGAAATACTTTCACTTTCAGCTTTGTTTTCCCGTATCATCAGGTCACGATCAGCCTGAGACAATCGGATGTATTTCCCTATCACCCATTTACCCATTCTGGACAGCTCCCTTCTTCATTTCCCTGAAAATACGGTCAAACACATCTTTCTGATCTCTGAACTTAAACTCTACCTCAACGCGATTATCCTCATAGATCAGAACTTTCTTCACAATGGCATTAACCAAATCCTGATCCAGTTCCGTAGCATCTTCTACCTTATGCATAGCTTGAAGCCATTCATTATTTACAGTAAGCACACCATCCAGCTCCTTTTTTCTCGACTTTGCCTCAGAAAGCTGCTTCTCCAAACTGGCATACTCTTCATCATAGGATTTCTTCGCATACTGGTAGTCCGCCTCATCAAGGATTCCTTCAGCAAAACTCTCAAACAATCCCTCCCTGCGTGAATTGACCTTTTTCAGTTCCTGCGTCAAATAATTCACCTTCGCAACATACTGATCAATCAGATTACGTTCTTTCGCCGTTCCGCGGAGCTTCTGCATCATCTTTTCTTGATTGAGCGCATATTCCATCTGCACCTGCATTGCCGCAAATACCGCATCCACCACATCCTGATAACGAATGCTGTGTCTCGTGCAGTTCCTATAGCCGCTGTCAAGATAACCGCCGCAGACATAATTTGTGTAATAAAAGTTCTTATCCCTTAACGCATTATTGCCCTTTACAAAACGCATCCGCTTTCCGCAATCTCCACAGTAGATCCTCTTCACGAACAGGTTGACAATCTTATCCCTTACCTGCTTTGATTCTGCCCATTTCTTCTGCATCCTCTCGGATCTCTCATCAAAGATTTTCTGAACCTTATCGAACAGCTCCTGGCTGACAATTGCTTCATGTGCATCAGGAATACATCTCCATTCGTCCGGCTTTGCCCTATGGCACTTTATTCCCTGATACAAGGACTTCGGCATCCTCCCATACACCAGCGTTCCGGTATAAGTTGCATTCTTCATAATGTCAATGATTGTCCGTCCATGCCAAATTGTATGCTTATACTTCTCAGCATGCCAGATTCCCAACTCTACCTTCCGCCTTGCAGGTGTAACGGCTCCCATATCATTCAGCCTCTTGCAAATCTCGCTATGAGAAACACCTTCTGCCTTCCATTCAAAGATCATTCTCACATATGGAGCGACCTCTTCATCTACCTCATATCTGTAAGCTTTGGTCTTTGATTTCACATAGCCATATGGCGGAAATGCCGGAAGATATTCTCCTTTTTCCTGCCGTGCTCTGAAGCTGGTGATGATCTTTCTGGAAATATCCTTTGCATAGACATCATTGATCATATTTTTCAAAGGGATCATCAAAGCGCCTTCTGCGTCACCGGCGGTCAAGCTGTCATATCCATCCGTGATGGATATGAACCGGACTCCCAGAAACGGAAATATCTTTTCCAGATACTCACCGGCTTCGATATAATCACGCCCAAACCTCGACAGATCCTTCACCAGAACGCATTTCACCTTACCGGCACGGATATCATCCATAAGCCGATTGAATTCCGGTCTGTCAAAGTTTGTTCCCTTTTTACCGTTATCCTCATATATGTCATAGAGTTTCAGATCCGGATGCTCTTCCACATATTCTTTGCAAATGCTTGTCTGATTCTCAATGGAATCCCCATCATCATCTTTACCACTGTTTTCAATAGACAGCCTCACATATATTCCCGTCATGGTATATGAGGCTGTCACGATTGACGTATCTATCTTCTGATTGACATTTTTTCTGCTCTTTCTTGCCATCGTTTGCCTCCTATTCTGCTGCTGTTCCTGAGTAATTTCCCAACAGCTCAACCAGCTTTGTGTACTGATCGCCGTATCTGAAACATAGTCTGATTTTCTTATCCTCATGAACAATTATTTCTTCCAGCAACTCCACAACAGTCTTACGCTCAATGGAAGTGATATTCTGATATTTCTTAAAGATATCGATCCATGCATAATTCTCACGGTTTTGCTCTATGGCCTGCTGCCGTTCCTGTTCTACTGCTACAATTGCAGCTTCAGCAGACTGGATCTTACTCTCGTAGCTTTTTTTGAAAAGGAAGTATTCTTCCTGCCCAATCATTCCCTCCTGCAAGTTCTCATATAGCTTCATTTTGAAGCTACGATTTCGCTCGATATCCTCCTTCAGCTTCACGATCTGAGCATCATAATTGAAAACGTTTCTCTGTGTCTCCGGCAGAGACTCAACAATCTTCAATAGTTCTTCCATTTCTATAACACTGGCCACTCTACTGCGTATTCCCTGAAGCACCGCATCATTTAGCTCATCATCTGTAATCTGATGAGTGCTGCAGCCCTTTCCGGCTTTCCTTGTAGAGCAAATATAATAGGTGTACCGTTTGTCTCCAGAAGTATATGTCTTCCTCACCATATTCTGACCGCAATCACCGCATTTCAGATATCCGGAAAATGGATACACCACTTCTTCATCCGGTGCAGAACGAATATCCTTTTGAAGGATCCGCTGCACATCATCAAATGTTCTCCGTTCAATGATCGCCTCATGCGCATCCTTAACACGAATCCATTCTGTCTCATCTTTCGCGACAATCTTCTTCACCTTATAATTTGGTGTACTGGTCTTACCCTGTATCAAGGCCCCGGTATATATTTCGTTAGTCAAAATTCTCGTCACCGATCTTGGAGACCACAAAGCCTGCTTACGCACCTTAAAGTTTGTCTGAACCTTGATACCCATAGACAGCTTATACTCCATCGGACAGAGCACACCCTGTAGATTCAGTTTCTCAGCAATCCGTCCCTGGCTCATCCCTTCAAGCTTCCACTTATAAATTGCTCTCACAACCTCGGAAGCATATGTATCAGGGATCAGCCTGTTATGATCTTCTGGATCCTTTAGATATCCGTACACAGCAAAAGCACCGATAAACTGTCCTTTCTTCCTCTTGATCTCTAACTGACTGCGGATTTTCACAGAGATATCCTTGCAGTATGCGTCATTGATCAGATTCTTGAATGGAATAATCAGTGAATCGGACTGGTTTCGATCAAGGCTGTCGTAACTATCATTGATAGCAATAAAGCGAACACCCATAAATGGAAAAACTCGCTCAATGTAATTACCAGCCTCTATATAATTTCTTCCAAAACGGGAAAGGTCTTTGACAACCACGCAGTTTACCTTCCCGGAGCGAATGTCTTCCATCATCTCCTGGAATGCCGGTCTGTCAAAATTGACACCGGAATAACCATCGTCGGTTTTTTCTGAAACCACATGGATCTCCGGATGCTTTGATAAGAAGTCCCTGATTAGGGCTCTTTGATTGGTGATACTGTCGCTTTCCAGCTTATCACCGTCATCACGCGACAGTCTTGCATAAATACATGCGTTGTATTCTTTCGATAAAACACTCATAGCCTGATGCTCCTTTCGACTGATATTGCTCAGTCAGAAATCCAGCAATCAGGCTTTTCAGCTTAGTGATATTTGTTTCGACCTGAGCCTATCGTAACACGCCCACGCGCCAATTGCCACGTCATAAAAAAGATGACCACCATCATCTGTTCCGCAGATAATGCTCCATGCAATCCTCCAGTGTCAGATCTGTATCTGCAAACTCCATCTTCACTACAACGTTCCCACACTTGAACAAATACGGATTTTTGATCTGACGGATAAAGTCTTTTATTCTCTCGACCTTTGGCAATGTTCTGTCAATATGTACATCATGGATATCAACCAATTCATCCCTGCTGACCATTCTTACATCCACGGCTTTCATTTCTTCTAACGTCATAAGGGAACCTCCTTCGTCCTTGCTACTCCTTAAAGTTCCCCAGACATGAAGAATTCCGATTTTTATGCAAAAAATAGCGGCTGGTAGAGAAACATATCTCCACCAGCCGTCATTCTTAAATCCTGCGGACAAAATCCAACGAGAGCCATCCTATTCCGCTCTTCAGCCTACCCCATCCGGCAGAGCTGCCTTTTCCGCTCCGAACTTCCATGATCGTGTACACCCCTACCGGAATAAACTGAACCCTGTCATAATCTGTTCCCGGTCCTTTTCTGATATTCAGATCAGAGATGCTGACCTTCACCAAAAACGGCACCTTCACCTCCGGCTCCGCAGCCTTAGGCTCATACACCACCTTACTTAACAACAATCTCTACGCCTGGCTTATAGATCTATCCTATCTGTCAAATATGATCCTCCAACCAGTCCATAATGGTTTCAGCGCCGGTTGCATAACCACCCA